GTTGGTTAATTGAATGCTGTGAAAAAAATCCACCAAATTGAACCCAGCCCCAGGCGTTATTGCTAATTGACCGGAAACGCTGATTTCAATTTCACAATCGGCCGGTGCCGTATATGAAATCGAGCACACCGTCGTGTTCCAGCTGGAGTTGTATCCATCTGGTGAATGCGAAAGCCCGGTAATCGTTGTCGTTGCAGCCGTCGTCGATGAAAAGTTAGTCGCCGCATTCGCCGCAATATCCGTCGTCTGCGCCAAATCAGCCACGCCCGCCGTACCGGTACTGGCGGGGAAATTCGTGCTTATTTGGCCGTTCAGTTGTGTAGTAGCCCAGTAGTACCGCGTAGTGGTGTCTCGCTTTGAGATATCAAAGACAAGCTGATTAGCTCCGCTAGCGATTAGTACTGCGCTTGAGAATGGAGAACTGCTTGTGTGCTCGTAAATATTAACGATGCTTCCCTCGATCAATGTATTGGCAAACCCAGCAGTCAGTCTTATATCTCCAGGAAAGCTGGTTGACGTCAAAGACGTTGCAGCTTGCGGCAACTCTGATGCGGGACTGCTGACGGCAATTGCACTCGGCAGGGTGTAATCTGTTGCAAGCGGGTCAGCGTAGGCGCTAGATGATTCTAACTTTGCGATTATTCCTATAAAACCGTCTTCTCTGAACGTCCATTTTACGCACCGCATGACTTGGTTTGTCCATCCATACTCTGGCAAGGTCACATAGAATGTTTCCCATTCGGCAATGCGAGTCGCGCGCAACGATAGCTTGGTAAAATTAACGGTGATCTTATTCCGGCTGAGTTTTAGATCAAGAATTGCTAATCGTTGGGCTCTGTATACGTTTCTAGTAGCAAGAAGATCGAGCGCAGGGTGTTTTGCCAACATTGAACCGTCATCGGTTTGATAGCTCGACTGCGTCTGCGATGGGTAGTTCTGCGGCGTCCAATTCCTATCTTCATCAAAGAACGTACCGCTAACGAAATTGTAATTGTCCTCGCCATTGGGATGCGTGATTATTTGAAGCTCTCCGTGCACGTCGTCTACGCCGATTGTTTCAACCGGCGTCGTGTAAATGCCTGCATACAGTCTATATTTTCCGTTCACATAAGAAAGCACACCAGCCCCTGCCGACAGCATGGTTTGTAGATTTTGCCTATGCGTGTTACCAAGTGATAGTTGCACGTCACAGGTGAATCGCAGCTGTGTGGTCGTTGTAGAGGCGGCAGAATTGTTGTATTGAGATTGAGCGTTTGCGGTTGTCGTTCCCGTGTAGTTAGCAGTAAGCGTAATGGTCTGCGTGTCTCCAACCATTGAGCTGATGGTGTAGAAATTATTATCTGGTCCAAGCAGAAACCCGCCGTTCACTAGGTTTATGCCGATATCTGTCGCCACTCCTAAAACAGTTGCAGAACCGTTTGTCCATGTCAGGGTTCCAGGAAGCCTAGGGATGGGAACCGTAACGGCTTCGTCAGACGTGTTTGCAGCGGCAATAAAATACGGGATGTCAATGCGTGAGTTGTCTTCCCCAAGTGTTAGCCGCTTATCTGGAGTTGCCAGTCCATAAGTAATTGAGCCTCCGGTTATGTAGTCGAGAACACATAAAGCCCAATTGTTAGACCACTCCCATGTAGTTGCGTCGGTCATTCGATGCGAACCACTGCCGCCATTCGTTGAATCTTTACGCGGATCGTAAAGCCTGCGGCCTTTGACCACTGCAAATAAGTTTTGAGGCGCTCCGTTCGGCCATTGCAGAGCAGTTCCATAGTTGAGAAGAATAAAGCTAGCGTAGGTGATACCTAACCCAACATGACTATCAGTCCATTGCTTGACTATTAACGAGGTCGTAGTGTCGACAGTTTGATTGTACGTTCCTGCATAGGGCAATATTTTTAGACTCGAAGCATCTGTAAATCGACCTTTATACTTTCCAGGTTGCGGTGTCGATACAGCGCCGGGGAACGAAAACCAGGCAGGCAATATCGTCGTGCCGTCGACATTAAACGACGTAAATGATTCACACTGATGACCAGCAAAAGCGACGATGTAAATCAGGCGTCGATTTTCCGCGCTGGCAACAAAAAGACCGCACATTGCACCGGCGGAGTTTGCCTCTCCATATATTATTTGCCGTGCACCTACTGTGTCCCTCACGGTAACAGTTCTTGACGGCGGCCCGGAATTTGTACTGCGTGGCGTATCTGGAGTGAAATGAGCGGTTATTTTCGCAAGCGCAAAACTTATCGCTAGCGATGCCGCCGCATACACAAGCGCATATCCAATCGTTCCCTCTAAAAACAATGCGCCAGCAATTGCCGCTGGCATTATTCAATTCTCCAAGCACTAGCGACGCGTGAAATGTCTGAAAAAACGATACCCGCTAGCGCCGTAGTTACAAACTTCACTCCCACGCAAATGCCAATCGACGGCCCGTGCTCCCCACTCTCTAAGTCGAGATTCAAAGTTACAACATCGCCACGGCCAGCCAATGCAGGCGCGATCTGTCGTGAATTTGGCAGAAGTGCGGAGATCATTTTTTCTGTAGAGCCGTGCTTTTTTATGAGCCGATATGCCGATGTTTTTGAATCGTAGAATGGAAATCCTTCCATCAGATCTGTACCGGTGATTACTCTAATAGCTCCTGCTGTGAAAATCGCACAATCAAACCGACCATATTGAAAGTGAGTGGAGCGGCATGACTCGATGTATTCGTCCAATGCTTGTGGCCATGACTGAATCCTCATTTGTTTTCTCAAACATCTCGGCCGTAAAAAGTCTTGACAGTCGTGTCTAGCCATTTAACGCTTTTGTTCATCAGGTCGCCGAGCTGATCGAAAAACGTGTCGCCGCCAGCCGGTGGAGACATTGAAGATGTAAGAACATTCTGATGCTCTTGTGTATACAGCCATCCAGAACTGTTGTTCCACAATAACAGTCTGTTCTCACAAGTAAGCTTTATACCGATTTTGTTTTCATCGGTAGTGATGGACATGACATCCATCTTTCCTTCCCACGCGATCCATGGCGTATCAACAAATTGCATGCTTTCATCCAGGTATCCGATGTAAACAGCAACGCCACGACCGTGATAGTTTTCCGACAGTGTCGTAGCCATTAACGAACTGCTGCACCACAATTGGAAATCTATGTTTTCTGGAGTAAGCGCGCCGTTCTCATTAAACGATGAAATACTTCCTAAGCCAAAAAAGCCGCTATAAGTATTCCCGCCAAATGACAAATCACGATCTGACGAGTTCAGTCGTACATGCCCACTATCAAAATTGAAGTCAACAAGCACAGCGTAGGAAATCGACGGCTTAATTACCTCGTTGTAATTGTTTGTCGTAGTTAGGCGGCTCACGTATCAAGCGCCTCTTCAAAGTCAAACTGAAAATTACTAAATTTCCCCGGCATGTCATCCCATCCGCTTTCGGCATTCACGGCGACGAAGCGTCCCATCGGATTGTTGACGATCACGGGATCGTTATCAGCTGGTGCAGTGCGAAGCGATCTATGCATTTGCAAATAGCCAAGGCCAGCGGCGTCGCTATCGAGCGAGGCGACAACTTTTTGCAGTTGGTTGCCGACTTGATCTAGGTCGCCGGGAAGCAATAGGCCGCTTGTGCTTGCGGGTAAGCCTTTGACGTAGAGATTGGGGCCAGTTTGTGCGGTGGCGGCGACTGCGGCGCTGGTGGATTGCACGAGCCTCGTGGGTACGCTGGACTGTGAGAGAGTGGCGCGCCAGTTAAACATTCCGTTACCGGTATTGCCAGTATATGAGCTGACAGCATCAGCGGTAGCTGCTCCAACATACGCAATCAATGATGTATCGGCGCTTGTCTTCCTAGCAACAATGTAGAAAATAAACCAACCGTTACCTGCGTTTTTTGTAAAGGTTCGTAAATTAGCCCAACCGCTGCCAACAACCGCTGTTCCGGCAACACCTGTGCTCATTGAAAAGTAAGCTGTAACCGCACCCGATGCCGTGCCTAATTGCACCCAGCAATTAGGTCTACCATTAGTCTTTAGTGCTACACCAAAACAATAATCAGCAGCTGAGGCAGATATGGCTGCGGCTTGCGAAGTATAGTGATTGCCGGTCGCCGTGGTTTCTACGATATTGTCCGCAGTATTCGTCCCCTGAGGATCAGTCGTTGCACCGGTATCGGCAGAGACAGTAACGTTTGTTTTGCCCCACGCCGCATTATCGAACTCATCAGATCGTAGCAGGAGGTTCGCGCCATTGTCGACGAGGGCACAGCGCGCCATGGACGAATAAAGCATATCAATATAGTAGCCAGCTTGAGATGATGTCGGATAGCCGCCTGATGTCGAATATATTGCGTATTGGTTTCCACTGGTCGAATCTGGAACAAGAGACAGGGTTATGAGGCCGTTCGTCGTCGTAGTATTTGAGGCGACACCGGCACCTTCAACATAGCTATTGAACGCGCCAGCGGACAATAAACTGCCGATGCCTTCCTTCATGAAGAAGCGAAGCGCGCTAGGCGCATTGACTGACATGTTTGATGTCGTCTGATATGCGAACGCAACACCAGCAGCTCCGTTCATTGTCATCCGCAATATACGGTCATTATTACTGAGCGCTAAACCTCCCGGTAGCCATCCCGCAACTCCATTCAAAAACGTGTTATTTGTCAGCAGTTCCGGCGCAGGAAACGAACCGCGCTGCTTATACCCAGGCATTCCAAGCCACACACGATTGCTCATGCCTTTAAGATTTGCCACGAATGAAGTGAGCGCCGCTGCTTCAGCCGCATTCGCATTTTGTGTTCCAAACGCAAGTCGCCATCGATGGCCGGTGCGATCAAGCGTGCGCGCTGCGCCCGTGAAGATCGAACGCGAGACGGCCGTGTTGCTGACTTGCTTAGGCGAGGATGCGGAGATGCGCACCCACGGCGGGAAGAGTAAGTCTGTCATCAGATCTTGCCTCTGCGCTTCATATCGATGACCTGAGCGACGGCATTGCGGACAGCGCTATCATGCACAGCAGGCAATAGCTTGATGGCATCCTGAGTAGCGCCACGCGCATCGACAGGCATGTTGATGGTGATGTTGCCGCCGCCGCTGCCGCCACCGTAACCCATAGCGTACGCTCCCGCGCCGCCGCCCCAGATTGGCTCGGGTCCACGTTCTCCTGCGATATACCACTTGCCTTGATCTAACGGACCGCCGGTAGCTTTACCGCCGCCGAAAGCACCGAGCAACGAATTACCGCCGCTATCGCTACCGCCGCCGGAGCCAGATGAGAACAATCCACTCAGCGCATTACCTAGCCATCCGTTGTCATTGCCAGATTTGAATTGTCCAGAGCCAAATAGTTTTTCAAAAATGTTAGCGGCTGCGGCATCGGCAAGCATGCGGCGAATGGTATCGGCAAAGCCTTTAACCAAGCCGTCAAAGCCTTTCGCCGCTGGATCGAAAAAGAAATCGGAAAGTCCTTGCTGCATATTCTGTGCACCGCGCCGCATTATTTCTGACATGTCGAAGCGTGATTTTTCGACTTTCTCCACCATCTTTTTCTGCGTCACCGTGAATTCGACAAATTCGTTATCGATGATTTCATTGCGCCGCTTAGATGCTTCTTCCGCTGTGACGAGGCCCTGTTGTTCAAGATCATCAACAGCGCTAATTTTTTCCCTATATGCCGCCACTTCCGCATCCACTGCCGTCTGAGTGAGGCGTAATTCTTCGTCGTGAAGCTGCTTTTGATCTTCGAGCCACTTCATGTTGTCTTCGAGTTCTTGTTTGCGCTGCGGGTTGATGAAGTGCCTGCCAATCGGCGCATCCTCTGGCTTTTGAATAGTTGGATCGTCCGGCTGATGTTTTGGTGACCCCAGATCCTTGAGCTTATCGTTAACGTCGTTCATCTCCTTTTCGACGAAGGCTAGTTGCTGCAACAGCGAATCCTTTTCTTTGTCGAAGTTTTTGCCCAACAAAAATCGAGATAGCCATCCATCATCCATTTTGTTGTTGACGCTCAGCAAAAAATTTCGCTGCTCGACAAGCTTCTTCATTTGAGCATCCAATTCCTCCAAAGCGGTTGGCGGAATGAGATGTAAGTCTTTTGCGGTGAGAGCGAAGCCAGTTGCTAGCTTGGCGGTGAATCCTGTCCATGCTGAACTCAATCGCTTAATCGCTTCCTCTGCTTGATGTAGCTCGACGGCCGACATAGTAGACAACGTATTGCCGACCTTGTCCGATTCTGCTCTGAATTCGGCTAAGCCCTCCGAGCCTTTCCGCAAGACTGGCAACAACTGAGCACCAACCGCGCCGCCAAATATCTGCATGGCGATTCGTGTTTGGTCGGTTGGATTTCGCACGGCGGAGATTTTGTCCGCCAATAGGGAAAGCTGCTCATCGAGCGGGAGTTTGACGAGCTTTTCTGCGTCGATACCAAGATCGGCAAGCGCGCGCTTAGCTCGACCCAAATCCTCAGAAGCCATGCCAAGGTTTTTCGACATCATATCGATGCCTTGCGTTAAAGACTCAAACTGTACGTTTGACATCTTCGCAGCGAATTCCAATTGCGACAGCGATTCCGTAGTGGTTCCCATGCGATTCGCAAGAATGTCCAACTTCGCGCCGCGCTGCACCGCCTCTTCGATAGAATTCGCCAGCTCGTGAAAACCAAGTCCGATGCCGACAAATCCAAGCGCCGTCTCGCCGACTCTCTTTGCGACCTCGCCAAAGTGCTCAAGCTTGTTCTCGACGCGCTTAATTCCTTCCTCAAATCCTGCTGTTTTCGCGGCGATGTCGATAAGAATAGAGAAAAGCGCCATTACAACACCCCCGCCCGTTTGGCTTTGCGTTCAGCTCGTTCGATGGCCTTACCCACCGCATCGATTACTTGCTGTGCGCTGCGTTCTTTTAGTTGCGTGAAGGCCGTAATCACAAACGGCAATTTGATCAAGCGGCCTTTGCCGTGACCGACGTGAAAACCTTCTTCAAGAAAACGCCAGTAGAAAGCATTTTGCGCGTTGTCTTTGCCGCCGATAGTGTTAACCGTTACGCGCGCACGAATGGTCGATGCGGTACGGCGAACGCGCACGACAATGTTCTGCGCGAGTTTCCCCGTGAGCTTTGGCGCAAGCAACGCTACTTGCTGCGCAAGCGCCTGCGCGGCTTGACGCGTGGCGGTGCGCAGTGGCGTTTTAGGAAGGTAGTCGCGCAGATCACGGAATGCGGCGATCACGTCCTTGTCGCCTTTGAGCGTGATCGTCCCGAGTGCTGTGGATTCAAGTGGCATGTTTTGGTTTGCTGAAAAGTTTTAGCAATTGCTCTTCGGTATCTGTTGTAGGCTGTTCGCGTGATTCTGCTTGTAATTTAAAAAACACCATCAGCTCGGAAATCTCGTCACTAGTAGTACCGGCCAAAAACTCGGCCGGGGTTTTCCCGTAGCGCAGCGCGAGTCCGATTACAGCCCGTCGCCACGGCCGGGCTAGGAGTTTCCCTTGATGTCCTCCATCTCGGCATCGGTGAGTTTGTTCAACCGCTGCGCCGCTTTAGTAACGCGTTCTAGCGCTATCCAGTTTAGTGCGCCGAGCTGATCAACATCGGCATCGGTGAATAGCTTGCTGCCTGCTTCGTCGATCACGCAACGTGCAGCAAGGCGCGCGCGGGCATTACGGAAGAAATCTTCCTTACCACCGCGTGCGATTTCACCTTCCCATGCATCACGGTCCGTGCCCGACATGACGGAGACAATGACATCGCCACCCCATTCTGGAACGGCAACGGTTTCGCGCGGTAACTGCCGTGCGGCCAGGATCTGATCACGCGTAAGCATTATGCGAAGAAGGCTGGTTCAGACGCGATGCTGATGGAGACCGTAGCGCGCACGGCTTCGTTGAGCGGCATTGCTGCTTGGAACGATTTCACGAATCCGTAGATACAAGCCACCTTCGTATCCGTCATCGTGATAGCAAACACGCGCGCCGTTTGCGCCGCCTTGGCTTTGCGCAGTTCTGCTTGGCCGGTATCGGTATTGTCGACAATCAAGTCGCAAGTGAAGTCGCCGAAATCTGGCAAGCCCTGCAATTTTTCCTCGGCAGTCGATAGCAAATGCGTGACTTTGATGTCCGGAGCCGTACCAGTGAAAAGGGTAGGAATGCCGCTGCATGTACCCACCGATGTCATTGTGGTTTTGAACGAATCGCCACCGGAGACATAGGCCGAATACGTGGTGCCGTCCACGCCCTTTAGTTCAAACGTGTTGGCGGTAATGTTCGCGGCAACGAAGGCGCGATTGTTGAGCTGCACCATGCCGACAATGTTTTGCAGCAATATAATGTCGCCGTTTGCGTAGGCATGCGCAGTAGCCGTAACCACAGGCGGATTAGCCGCTGTGATTGCGGTGATCACCTTCGTAGTTGCAAGCGCTGTGTGTACTTTAAGAATCGTACCTTGAGTCTTTGAAGCGGCCATGTTGAGTCCTCAGAAATGAAAAAACCCGCACGAGGCGGGTTTAGCGGGGTAAAAGATCGGTTGATTTATTTCCAGACGAGAAATTCTTGCGTGATCAAATACAGTCCGGGATCGATGCCGGATTCGTAGTTGTCATGCTCGTTTTGCAATTGAATGTTTGTAGAGATAAGCGCGGCGCGGCACGCATCCGATACTTGCCTCGCTTGAGTGATAGTGGTTGCCCACGAATCCACGCGGACTGTGCATTGATCAAGACTTGCGTCGCCAGTTAAGTGCATAGTCGGCTGCACATTAGTGCGCGCAACAGTAATGGCGGGGTAAGTTTCGCCTTGCTGCTTTATTTCGTACTCGATGCGATCAGCTACTAGCGCGACTACACCGGCATCGGCGGCGAGAATGTCACGAACGATTTTGTCAGCCATTTATGTAGGCAATCGCGTTGCAAGGATATTTAGCCATTTACGGCGCGGCACTTCGTTGATGTTGCGGATGTTGTAGATCACGCCATCAACGATCATTCGGTCCGTATTCAGCATGTCGGCTCGAAAGCGAATAGTAAAAGTGGTGGGCGATTCCATATTTAATTGCTGCGCGGCGAAAAACTCGCGGCCGCGCGAGTCTTCTTTACGTGCCCACACTGTTGCGTAAGTTGTGAAAGTTGGAATCGCTTCGCCGCGCGCGTTACGCGGTGCGGTTTGATGCTGCAAATCCGCACGTCGATCTGACAAGCCAGCGCGCATCAGAATATATCGATGCGGTAAGTATCAAGAAACTGCGAGGCGAACGGCAGCGGATCGATGGCCACGCGATTGTCGACGACGATTTCTTCGCGGTTGTCGTACATCGCGGCGGCGCGCAGCAAAATCCAGGTGCGTAGTTCGTGCGGAATATCTAAGCCGTCGTAACCAGCCACATAAGTCACTGCAACGGAATCAATTTGCGGCAACGTAATCGGCCAAATCTTGCCGAAGGTTGGCGTAATGCGAACGGGGTCGTCGCAACGGCGCGTGCCGCCGAGCGTTGCGTCTGTGTAGTCCGTAGTCGGCATC